TGCTTGATTCAAGCTACAGATCTCAAAGCCTGAGTAACAGCAAACGTTTCTACTTCCTCAGGATCTTGTTGATTGAAGGGATATGACGCAATGGATAGTGAAGAACGAATCTCATCAGCACCACCCGCTCTTTTGAACACAACGGCCAGATCTATCCCAGTCCGTATAATTTTGTCACCTTCCTTCCATAGCTTAATTAGGGCCATGAAGCGAGGGTCCCATCTAACGTTGTTGACCTGCATTGCCAGACGAGCCGTCATAAGGTATTTAAACCTTCTTTGCGCTTTCGCATCTTTCGAAAGATGTACCTCCCGTTCCAAAGACATCATGCCATTGAGTGCCCTATAAGGAGATCGAACCCCACGGCTCACACCTCTTAATTGATACGTAAGTGAATGCCATCTCTGTAAGAAATGACAAGACACGTCTGACACAAATTGCTTTTCTGGATTAACGTCAAGTCCGAGCTCTTTGTATGCCTGCGACAGCACATCAACTCCAGGCGTAGGGTGGAATACAAGCACAGAATCGTCTCCCAACACTTCAAACTTGGTCAACACTACCCCACACCGCTCAGCTACATAGTAACCGGCTATTAGATTAACCAGCGTATCTACTAGATTCGTTAATGCACTCCCACTTGGCACGCCGCCTGTCCGTCCACCGAATATTCCATCCGGAGTTACAAGAGACGATGTAGTAAAAGCCTCTTCTAGGATATTTAGGCGTTCATGCGCACTTTCAGCAAACCAGTGGCGCAAGATGTCAAATACCGCGTGCAATAAAGCATTTGGTACCGAAGCATCAAATTTGCTGAAGTCAGCTGACACGATAGTATCGCCGGAACTCCTGGCATGTAGTAATAACTTGGTGATCTTCTGATCTACTACCAAATCACTGTTCCATGCTGAGAAACCGTCTAACTCACGAAGGCGATTAAGTACTGGGTAAAGAATGGTCAGACCAAGTATTGTTTCAACGTGATCCATCATCCATACTAACCGCTGCTTGGGTAATTCGTGTAACCCCGCGGCCTGGCCTCTCCATCCCGCTACCGCTGGATTAATTTCGTGGGCTGAGCGTAGAGCAATAGCTCGTTGTTCATACTGCGGTATCAACGACACATCGCTAGACATGGTTGGTAAACCAAGCATAGTTTTCTTGGGCATGGCCTCCACTGCAGTATGAATTTCCATTGGTCTAAAACCACCTCGCGGAAACAGCGATGCAACTCGGGTTACTGCGTGACTCAGTACAGAATCGATACCACTATAGTTCTGATGACGAAAATCATCAACACTACTTCTTCGCTCTTTCCATGGTACCATCCACGAGTACATGCCCCATTTACTGAGCTCATGCTCATCAATGGTTGTTAACTCTTTGTATTTGGTAAATCCGATGACCGAACGTGCGATTTCGGCGATCTCTTCGCGCGGCGCCCCGTCGAAGAATGGCGTCCGGAGATCATGTGGAAAACCAAACCGAGCGTGGTTAAGGCTGCGATCAAGTCGCCCTTGTGCTCCTGAGTCCAGCGCAAGAGATTGCCCAATACTGGATCCTGCCCTTTCATTAGACATCACCTCACTTCTTTCTCTGATCATGGAGTTTGTACAGCCTTCCTTATCAATTGCTTCTCATCAGATTGAGAGTCAGAAGGCCCTCCTTTTCT